GCTGAGAATGAGAAGAGTGCCGTCTTCGCAGTTCTTGCTGCCCCGAGAAGTACCGCAGAAGGTTCCTTTCCATAGGACGAGGCGAGCCTGACCGCGAGATTCGTTATCACTGCATCTTCTGCTGTGTCCGGAATATTGGAGTCAACAGAAGCATCCAGATCCCCGAACGGATAGCTGAGTACTACCCCTTTCGCGGACCACTGGGCGAGCATAGAGTCCATGCGGCGAATACCCGAGGTAATCTCTTCCGGAGAGATGTCGAACTCAAAGTCCGCGATCCCTATCTCGCTGAGTGCTGCACTGACAAGCTCGCCCTTGGTCACTTAGAACTCCTCGTCTACGACTGTCTCTTCAACCGGCTGCTCTCCAAAGAGCGCGGTCTCGAAGTCATCAATGTAGCCCATCTCAAGGGCTGCATCGAACTCGGTCTGGTTCTCAACGACGAGCGTATGGTACGCTCCACCCTGCTTGGGGCTCCCGGTCTTCCATTTGCCCCATTTCTTGGCCGTGTCGTCGTCACGATCCGCTTTCTTGAACAGGGTCCTCGGGAACTCTCTCTTTGCCATGGTTATCTCCTTAGAAGAAAGCCCGGGCCGAAGCCCGGGCTACTCGATTACGGGGTCTGGTCGAACAGGAGGATTCCGGACATCTCCGGAGCCTTGTTCACTACACCGAACCGGGTATCGAGCCGGTACTTCGTGGTGTAGGTATTGATGTCGAACTGCTTCGTCATGCACAGCTCGATTCCACTGGAGGTCGAGCCCTTCATCACCGCAGCACCCGTGTTCGCGGGAACAACATAGCGGCCCGGGAGGATCTCGATCGCATCCATCTGCCAGAACGGGTTGATCGCGGCAGGGTCGATGTTCAGCCAAGTAATGGCTGCCGTCGCGCTACCTGCACCGCCGTCACGAGTGACATTCTGGTACTGAACCGCTGCCTCGCCATTGACATCCGAACTCGGGTCAATGATCGGAGGAGTGATGGTCATGGTCGTGCCACTGTCAACCGAAACAACCCGGAAGGTCTTGAGCTGGCCAGTGCTCTGCTTCGTGATCTGGTGTACCGCGTACACTCCATCGATCGTGAAAGCATCGCCCGCTGCAACATTCGCCGTCGCGGAGACGGTGACCGTCTGGAACCGGTTGTCAACATTCAGCCGCTCACTCGTGGTGGGGCTGGTCGTGATCGCGGTCGGCAGGTAGAAGTTGGTCGCGTCATCGGTGGTATCGATGGTGATCGCGCCACCGGCAGCCGCTGCGATTCGGTTCGCGTAGTCGAGCTTGTAGGTCTCGAACGATGCGATCCGGCCCACGTATGCACGCTCGTACGCCTTGGTCACCTTCGAACCCATCGTGCCACGATCGGCGAGGTTCGACGCCATGCCGTTGTAATCACGAGTCGAGAGAGCGAGCACACGATCGTAATCTGGTACACCCTGCTCGTTCATGATCGCCTCAACTTCTGCCACGTCGTCAAAGCCCGAAGCTGCTGCCGCAATCGGCACAACAAGCGAACCCTGAGCAGATGCGATATTGAGAACTGCGACGTTGATGTCGGAGGCGAGCTTCTGCTTCGCGCCCTCACCAAGTCGATTCTCCTGCAGCGCATCACGCAGCTCGGTCTGGCTCATGACCCACGGAACCGACTTCTCGATGTTGATCGATGCGGGAACCGCGAGCTGAGTCTTGTCGTTGAAGTTCGAGGACATATCAGTGCCATCGAAACTGTTCATGATGTAGGGCTGCGGACGCCAGATCGTGTCCTGCGAGCGCTCCATCGCCGTCTGGTCCGTCGGGTACTTGCGTACGTTACGCGACATGACCTCCGCGTCTTCGAAACCTTCGAGGATCTGCTCAAACGCGACCCTCTCCTCTTTGTTAAAATCGTTAGCCATTAGTCAGTCTCCTTCCTCTGGCGTTTGTAGGCGATAACCTTCGAATAGTCTCCGGTCTTCTCAGCCTGCGCTCGAAGGCGCTCAAGCGTGGAGTCCTTTGCCCCGCCGAGCCCGCTGGACTTTCCTCCAGAAACTCGCTTCTCGGGGGCCGGTGCCTTCTTGCTCGTAACCTTCAATTGCGACTCCATTTTGCCGATCTTGACGGCAAACTCGACCGGATCTTTCACCTTCGAAAGTTCCTCAAGTTTCTTCGGATTCTTCCCAAGGGCGTACACAAGGAGCGCGGAATCATCCGACCCCTGTACGATGATGCCCTGCTGGGTCTCATCCAAAGTGCTTGACACAAGCTCTTCAACCTCTTCGAAGTCCTTGAAGCCGTACTCAGATTTGGTGGCCACGTACTTCTGCTGACGTTCCTGCCACTTCCTCTGAATCTCTTCGGCTTGCTTGGCCTTCTGGGCCTCAAGCTCCTCAAGCTTTCTCTTCCGCTCGTAGTAGGCGGCCAGCTCCTGCTCGTACTTCTTGTCGTCGTACTTCACAGACTTGAGGGTTGGCTTCTCTCCGAGTTCGATCGCAGGCGTATTCTCTGTCGATCGTTCTTGAAGCGCCCTCTTCAGCTTTCGATTTTCACTCTCCAGCTTCCGGTTCGCCTTCCGAACTTTCTTCACCCATGCGGGTGCTTCCTTGTGGTCTTCCTCTTCGTCCTCTTCAGGATCTCCGATTGTGACCACCACATCGTCCTCTCCATCTTCCCCCTCATCCGGATCAATCTCGGAATCGGATTCTGGATCAGGTTGGACTGACTCATCCTGATCCTCTTCGAGGACTTCCTCTTCGCTTTCAACGATAACTTCGTCTTCAGCTACATCTGCCATAATAACACCTCTTCTTTCTCAAGTGCAAGTGGTTAGCCTACACTCGGGTTTTGAGGGGGCATACCGCCCCCATTCATCATCTGTGCCATCGACTGAGCGTTCTGGATCGCAAGCTGCTGGTTCTGAAGCTGCTGCTGCTCGGCTTCAATCGACCTCTTCACTCGCTCAAGGTTCGCCATGTCCACCGAAGAGTAGGTCTCTGCGGTCTTCGCTGCGTTCAGCTCGATCTCAGAGAGGATCTTCTGCATGTCGGCCTGAACCTTCTGAGCCTTCGCATTCGCCTCGGCGGCCATTGCAAGGAGTGCCTGATCCTGTGGGCTTGGCTCCTTTGAAGCCTCTGCCATCTGTGCGGCCTCTTCCTCAGTCGGGGGAAGAACGCCAGCCTGAACGAGCTGCTTCCTGAAGTAGCCCCGTGCCTGTGCGATCCCGTCTCCCTCCATATTGAAGAGAGCGAGGTTCTGGAGCACCTGCTGCGTCTGCGGGTCCTGCGCTACCTGCATCATGCCGATGATCGTCTGGACCGTGGCCTCTCTCTGGCTTGCTGAACTCGGCCCCACATCCACCGTAACATCGAAGGTGGCCTGTGTGATGTCGTTCTTCTCTATCGGAGCGCCGTTCGGCCCAAGGCCCGGAGCCCCAAGCTCAACACTGGAAAGCTCACCGAGTGGGTCCACGGTCTTCATCGTGCGGCCCTTCTCCACGTATACGTCCTTGGCCATCGAGAGCCAGACCTCTCCAATGCGCTGCACGGCTTTCGCGAAGTTGGACATGTAGATGTACGCCTGCCCGTCGATCCGCTTCTGGATCATCTCGTGGGCCTTGCCCGATACGTGGGAGAGCATCTTGTCGGTCTCAGCAGACCCTCCGAGAAGCTCCTTCATGTCGATGTCGGCAAGCTGCATGAGCGCGGCCAGAGCCGGGGGAACGGTGGGCGGCTTCGTGTAGCCGATCGGCCCCGCTGGCTGCGGGTTCCCCGCTGCATCGGTCAACTCGTTCACGAGCAGGTAGGGGTAGTTCTTGATGTTGTCATCCGACCACATGACCTCGTGGCCTGCCATCTGCTCAGGGACGAAGATCGGCTTCTCCACAGAGGAATAGGCTGTGATCTCAGCGAGCTTTGACATGAGCATGTTCTTGATTCGTTGCATGTCCTTAACAAGTCTGACATGTCCCATGCATCGTTCGATCGAATCCACGAACCACCGCTTGCCATACACCGGGATGATCGGGATGTTCTTTCCGGCGATCACTCCACAGTCCTCAAGGACTTCGTTGCCATCGATGATGTACTTGTGGACGCGCTTTCGCTTGACGCGCTTCTCGCGGACCTTCCGCATCCCCAACGCTGAAAGACGGGCCTCAAGCTCCTCATCATCCTCAAAGTCCTGATCGGAGTACGACTCCTCCTCTCCGGTGAGGGCTTTGTAGATGTGGATGGTCTCTTTCTTCCGCTCTACCTCGTAGTACTCAGCGATGTACACCAGATCCGGCGTGTACCAGTCATACTCCGTGTTCTCGATGGCCTTGGGCACAGGAGAGGGCTCCTGATCGAACTCATCCACGTACTCATCGTGGGTCATAGAATGTATAACCCAACATTGCTTGGCGTCAGATTTGTCTTGACGCTTCGCATCGAGGTCAAAAAACACCGAACTGTCGGCATCGTAGATCGGTTCGATCCGAATCCGCTGCTTCTCGTTCTCGTCGTCCTCTTCGTCTTCGTATTCGGTGATCAGGCGAAGTGCGCCGAACCCACCGCCCACGGCCTCTTCGAAGGCATTGTCATACGCCTCTTCGGCCCCGGAGTCCTGCTCATCGGCCCGGAACAGCCCATCGCAGGTGTCGGCCAGTTCATCATTCGGGTTCCCGTCTTTGGTGATGAAGTCCACCGAGATCCGGTTGTTGCGGTACTCGTTGAAGATCTTGATCAGAGACAGGTGGACCTTGTTGATCTCGAACTTGGGCTTGTTCTCATACTGGTCTCCGAGGGAGCCCTCCCACTGAGCACCGGAGATCGAGTAGAACCTCCGGTCTTCAAGCGACTGCTTGCGCTCGTGATAGAGCGCACTTTGCACTCGATCGAAGTCAGCTATCGCCTGCTGATGTACATCACGTATTCTCTTTGAGTCTCTCATCCTGCTCCCTGACCTTTTCTGCGGTCTTCTTGTCAAGCGACTGCATCATTGCCCCGCAGCATCTGCGGACCCCGATCGTCACCCACTTCTTTCCCTTCCCTTTACCCAAGTACCCACACTTGTGGCAATAGTACATCATACTCGACTCCTGAACGTGAGGCTACTCGTAGTGTCCCCATTGGCCTGAGCGTCGGCCACGAACGTAATCGTGGAATCAGCCCACAGCTTCTCTCCGGAGAGGATGCTCGTCAGATCGAGCACCAGACCCGACTCCCTGCCGAGGGTGGCAGAGATGATCTCAGTCCCCCCGGTGAACGCCGCCGCCGCTGTGTCTGCCTGAGCCGGGGTTTTCCCCGTGTCGATATCCACCCATGAGGGTGTGGTGAGAGTTGCGTTGAAGATGATCCTGATCGTCAGTGGCTTGATCGTGTCGTTGGCGAATGTGAACAGCGCAGGCTCAAGGTAGAGCTTGTTGTCCTTGGTGAGGTAGGTGGGGGGGTTCAGGATGCTGAAGAGGTAGTTGGCCCCTGTGCTGACCGCCTCAGAGTACTCGTACCCGATTGGCGTGGTGAATGCGATCGGGAACGCCTCCCCCTCGCTGAACGCCACCGCCGAGGGCGATCGCATCGAGACATCAGTCGTGTTCCCTGTGTTTGTGACTGACATCATCATCGGAAGGGAGGGGATATCGACTGAGGTCTCTGAGTTCCGGTTTGCGTACTTGATCTGGTGGACCAATTCCACATCCCCGGTCCCCTTGGCGATCGAGAAGTACTGGTCCCCGAATCCGAGCCATTTGAACCCAATCTGGTACACATTCCCTATTTGCGGGTTGATCGTGGTGTGCCTATCAATGTTCCAGTCCTCTTGGTAGGTCCATGTGTCCACCCCACGGGCTCTTCGAAGCACCCCGAAATTGAGGCCGTCATACCCGAAGAAAAACCCGTTGTCGTCATCTCCCACGCCGATAATCTGTGTGCAGTCGGCCACTGGATCATCAAAAATGGCTGTGAAGCGGCATAGCGCCCCGATCCCCGGGGTGTAGGCAATCTGGCCCTCTGTGCGCACCTCCGCCTTGCCTGCCGCATCGGTCCCCGTGGAGACTACGGCAAAGTTCCCGGAGTGCGAGATAGACCCCCCGTTCGCGGTGATCTGGCGAATCTTCGTCGTATTCAGGTTGTAGGGGAAGTTCCACCCGGTCTGCACCTGATTCTGGGCAACCGACAACTCCCCAAATACTGTGGTGTAGCTTCGAAGAATCCTCTCCATCTGTTCTTTCGTGATCATTTGCCCCACCTGCTCAGAACTGGCACTGGACGCGCCTTGAACTTCGACTTCCTTCGCTCGATACGGTCAGCCTTGATCTGCTGGGCAAGGAGGTAACGCGCCGCGTCAATACTGTGGTTCCCCTTGTCCGGATACTTTGAGATAACCTCCCCGTACCTGTCGGTATTGAGAGCATAGTTGATAAACTCGGTCGCGGCCAGAGGGCACCTCTCCGGGTCAATGACGATCTGCTCCAGATCCTGCATATACTTGATCCCGTGCTCCACCGAGCCCGGGTATTTGTCCACCGGGACCACGTTGACTTTGTGCTCTTCGCGAAGCTCGTCAACAGACTTTGGCTCTGCGGAGTCAGCCATGGTCACATCGGCCCGCTCTTCGTCGGTGAGCATCTGGGCGAGTTGTGAGTTCTTGATCCCAATGCCTGATATCTCCCGGTAGAGGTAGAGCCTGCGCTTCTTCGCATCGAAATGCCCGGCGAGGAAGCACAGGGGGTCGGCGGCATATCCGAAGTCAAGACCTTGGAACCGGTGATCGAACTGGCTGATCTCCTTCTTTGAGATCTTGCGCAAGGTGACGTTGTTGAAGACCTCAAGCCCCGTACCCGTCTCTTCCCCGAGGTACTCGTGTTTGTATGCTTCTTCGTTGGTTTCCTTGAGATGCTCCGCGTTAGCGAGGAAGGTGTCCCCGAGCCAATCCTTCGGCACATCCCGGTAGTCCGAGTAGTGGACAATGCGCCCGGGCTTCTGGATCTTCGACTCTTCGTTGACCCAGCTCCGTGCCGATTTGGGCGGGTTGTAGGAGAAGAGTGCAATCTGCTTCTTCTGCGTACCACGGAATATGGACTGCTGGATGTTACGGATCTCATCCATCCCTGAGAACTGGTCACATTCTTCCCACCACCCGATCTTGAGGTACCCCTTGGCGAGTTTGATGGACTTGAGCTTCTTCGGGTTGTCCGCACCCTTAAAAAGAATCATCTGACCAGTGGGCTCATAGGTGAGTTTGAAGGGAGATACATTGACCTTGAACAGGTGGTCCACGCCGAGCTTGGCCACGGCCCACTGCAACTGCCCGAACACCGTGTCGCGGATCTCGTTCTCGTATCTTCGGAAAATGACGACATTCGCCTCCGGATCGTTGATCACAGAGAGCACAACCTCTATGGACAGGAAACTCGACTTCGTCGAGCCTCGTCCTCCACGCAGCCAGTACTCGGTGTACTTCTCTTCCTTGAATGCCTTGTGAAGCTCGTAGAAGGAGGGGCCAATGCACTGAGAAAGTGGGGTGACGTTACTTGATGTCGTCGACAATCTGCACCTTCCCGGAGTGCTCTATCTCCCGCTTCTCGGTGAACATCTGCGCGTACTTGGCGATGTTCTCAGATGCCTTGATCCTATCGGCAGTACGTGACTCAGGGTTGTCCCGAATCTCTTGCCAAAACAGGATATTGTCCTTGATCCGCTTCTCGTGGGGGCCAAGAATACCCTCCAAGTATTCTTGGAGGTATTCCTGAACTTCCGGCTCTCGGAGCACGCGGGAAGCTTGCACTGTAGCGGAGGTGTAGTTATCGGTGTTGTTCGCCCGCATCCACGCCTTGGCTCCATTGAAGTCGAGGGCGTACTCACGGACAAAGTTCTTCTTCTTCTCGGTAAGGCGCGGCATGGGTGTAGTATATGTTAGGTTTGGGTATTGGTCAAGTATGGTCCACGGTCTTCCGTGGGGCATAAAAATCATGACTAATGTTTCATTGGGAGAGTGTGGGGGAGAGGGGGGTAGTGAGTAATTGTTTGACTAACTATTTTGAGGTGCCGGGGGTGAGTGGGGCTACAAGTACTCGTCCCCGCGCAACCGCGAAGGGGGTCATGCCCCCGTCCTGTAGCTCCGCTCGATCGTTAGCTTTCAATCCTGACTGTACTACTCGTGGTTCTCTCGCCGGCTCAATCTCAAGCGTACCACGTGGTATTCTATTCCTGACTGTACTACTCATGCTCCCTGAGCACACTGTACTGTACAGTACACACCACGCTACATGTAGTGTCGATTTACTTGTCAAGGCCGCTACATGTGGTGTCGCCAAAATGGCTCACTGTGCAATCTTTCACGCGGTATTGGTAAGATGATACGTTACTCGTGTCGCGTTGCGTGGTGGCGATTCTCGTGGCGCTGAGGCCCTGTATTCTTGTCCTTGTATTGGTCAAAAGAATCGTGAGAATTGGTAAGAAAAGTGTTGACACCTGTGCTCGCCCGTGGTAGTTTACTTGTACGGAGGATGCAATGAACGGAAAATGCAAGCACGAATGGACGTACTACACGCTGCACGGCATCACGCACAAATGCAAGAAGTGCGGGCGATACGGGCGAGAAGAGAAGCGGTACAACCGCGAAACGGGCCGCGATGAGTACGTAGTTCGAATGATCCCACGGGGATAGGGGACGAGCATGAACGCAAAGGACAGAGCACAAGCGACCAGAGAGTATCGGCACTATCGAGCCATGCTTGAATCCAAGCGGCTCGACCGGGCTGAGAAGGAAGAAATCCGTGGGCGTGCAAACGCGCTCGCGGCTCGCTACAACCTGACAACGGGGAGGATATGATGGAACACAGCAAAGAGTATCGAGCTATCAAAGCATGGGGTCAGTTGCTCGGAAGCTTGCCCTACTACGTAGCAAGCACCATGGACAGAGCCCAAAAAGATGGCGCTCCCGCAGATGCTATCTTTCAAGATGAAACTGGCCGATGGCACACCGTGCGCGACATCAACAGCAAGGATACGCTTCAGGCTATCTGCAGCATACTTGCCCGAATGGCATAGTCGAAACCGGGCTTCGGCCCCGGACCTACCGATGGGTATTCCCGGTTCAACTCCGGGCGGTAGGCATAGCCCACAACGGGCAGGAGGGAACGATGGAACGAACGAAGTATTGTGCAAGTTGCAGGAGTGGAGAGCGAAAGACTGAGGCCGATTACATGGTCGTGCTAAAGGCAGACTGGACTGCTCCGTACCGTGGGCATCTGTGCGAAGAACACCTTGAAATGATGCTCGACGACGGTTACGAGATTGTATCTGCAAAGCCGGTCAGTGAATCAACGCTACGGGTCGCATGGGAAGAAGCCAACGCCGAACTCTCGCGCATTCGCGAGTTGTACGCAGACGTGCATCACGCTGGACGCAGTGTGCTGATTGCGATTGACCCGGAAACGGGCAGGAGTGTAGGGACCGTATACAGCGAGGCGATCATCGCGGATGACAGGGCATTTCGGGCCTACCAGAAGGTAGCTGACCCGGAAGGCTACGAACATGAGATGGCACTTCGCGCAGACGCCCGCCGACGAGCGCGGACATAGTCGAAACGGGGCTACGGCCCCGTCTGTACGGATTCGCCCCCGTGCACTGATGAGACAGGCGAACGGAGGATATGATGGAAAAGGGATTTGTGTTCTATGACGGGCCCTCACAGCTTGATGGCAAGCGGATTATTGGTATCGCTACCTTGAAGTCAGGGAACCGGAAGACCGGGAACATGGTGCAGACGTGGATACTCCCGGCCGATCTTGAGCCACACGACGCGATCAAATCGGGCGACGATGCATCTGTATGCGGTGACTGTCCGCTCAAACCGTCCGAGTCTGGTGTCTGTTACGTCCTCACCTTTCAAGGTCCGCTCCAGATCTACCGCGCATGGCGACGTGGCTCATATCCTACCCTCGCCGGTAACAACGTGGTATCGGCTACCGATGGCCGAATGGTACGCATGGGCGCGTACGGTGACCCCGCGGCCATCCCCGAAGACGTCTGGAAAGCCCTACTCTATCCCGCCAAAGGCTGGACAGGATACACTCACCAATGGCGCACATTCCCATGGTTGCGCGACTACTGCCAAGCCTCATGCGACAACGCCCAAGACGTACGCGATGCTAAAGCCGATGGTTGGCACGTGTTCGCGATCGTACCACGAGACACCAACCGCCGCGACTACCAGCGCGAAACGGGCGCTATGTTCATGGATTGCCCCGCTGTGACCGGACGCAAGTCTACCACGTGCAGCGCGTGTGGGCTCTGTAACGGACGGCGCGCAGATATCATCATCGATGCCCATGGTGCGGGCGCAAGCAAGCTTGTAACGGAGGTGTAGAGTTATGACACACAATGACGCAGCGTATCATTTGCCCGCAAAGAAAACCGCCGCCGATTGGCACGGCGGACAGAGTAGCTCACTTTATGCGTTATGCTCAAGCGGAGCGATACTCAGCACGGCCGTTAGTGAAATCAAAGCATGCCAGACCGCGGCACGGCGCGACGGCAACCGAAAAGAGTACCACCGCCTGCTAAAGCTTGCCGAATACGTGAACGAACGAATATGGTCTGGCGATATCGGCCCGGTTCCATTCTGGGATACGCTTCACTGGTAGCCCGCCCCCGGCCCACGGTTTCACGCCGTGGGCTTTTTTGTGCACAAAAGTAGACAGCTATATGCAGAAAATTGAATACACCGTGAGAGGGCTGAGGATCGCGCTGGTGCGATCTTTGTGCTCGGTGGTATCATTTCCCCTTTTCATCGGTAGCGTTGAAACTAACGCGGATTTTTCGGCGCTGAGTAGGGTTCCTGTAGAGATTGGTGCGAAGCATGGTCCATGGGTCGGAATGCGCAGCGGGGAGTGTATGCACAATGTACATACAAACCTACCAAAATGTAGGAATGGCCATAGAGCCCTACCAAAATGTATGTATACACAATGTATCTACGGGAACGGGGCTGCCCTACCAAATTGTGACCACCCGGTCACATTCCCCACGGACCCCCGCCCCACTCCCATATCACATAGCGCTTTTTTGGCTATTTCTAACTTTTCCCTATAGGGTAAAAACGACTATATATACATACCTTTTTTTCCCTTATGAGCTTTATAGGAAAACGCAAAATAAGTGATATGTGATATGGATTTACGCCAAATACCGACCACTAACGCCAATTTCTCCACCAATTTTTTACCTCAGCGTCTCCCGATACCCCGTGGACCTCGCCTATTGACACACGACATTTTTTTCAGCTATACTGTCGGCTATCACTTGCTACATAGGAGCTACAACGACAATGTTCAGATTTTACGAGACGGAAGGATTTGCACTATTCCCGTGCAATATCGACAAGACACCCCGGGTGTCCTCTTGGCGTGCCACAGAACACCATATAGACGCGACCGTGGCAGAACAAGAGGCCGTGAAAGGGCGCTATATAGGCGCATGGCTTCCCACCAACTACGTCGTCATAGACATAGACCGGGGCCACAAGGACGGTCAGGACGGTGGGCCGGAGTTTACCGCGCTCTGCGAGAAACTCGGTATAGACGTACCGAAGACCATGACTGTACGTACAGGCTCCGGCGGGGAGCACCTATACTTCACTACGCCACCCGGAACCGACCATAGAACGCTTTCCCAAAAGGCGCTTTGCCCTGCCGTGGACGTCCGGACGCATCAAGGATACGTGATCGCGGCTGGTACAAATGGATACAGTGTCGTTTCCAACGACACTACCCCCATAGAGCTACCAGAGCCTCTTCTCACCCTCATCCAGACACGAAACAAGGATAGGGCGGAAAACAAACCGCCGGAAAAGCCCCTTCCTGTAGAGGTCCTTACCAAAGTACTGGAAAAGCTGCCTATCACAGAGTTTGACACGAACGACATATGGCAGGAGTTCGTGACCGCCTGCATAGCCGTGTCTGGCAATGACGACGAAGTGCTTGACGTCATAGAAGAGTGGTCCAAGCAGGACCCTAACTACAAAGATGACCCACAAATCCGAAAGCGCCTTGAGAGTTTCGAGGTATCGGGCGGAATCACTGCAGGCACCTTTATACACGTCATAAAGGACCACGGGGTATCGAAGTACCTTGTGGACAAGGTGCGTATGTATGTAGGCAAGCAGTTCAGCCTGAGTGAGCGGTTTAGCGAGGGATATGAGCCACCTTTCAAGGTGGATTACTCCGCGCCAAAGAAAGCAGATGTAGAGCAGCTTTACTACCAGAAAGCGCAGCGAGCAGCCGGGGACATTCTCGCGGCGGCGACGGACGGGAACCTACTCTACGTCACGGGTGAGCGGGCATTCTTCTACTACGACGGGAATCGTTGGGTAGAGCGGGAAGGGGCATTACAGATTGTCTATGCTGTACTGATAAACGTCATTCAGCACTTCTACACGGACCACTCTAAGGAGCAGGACGCCGACGCCGACGAGTACTTGATCGCATGTGTCAACTACCTTTCATCTTACACCGTGCTATCCCGGATAGAGTCGGCGATGAAGCAGCACAGCGGGATAGTTAGGAAGGCAGTGGACTGGGATTCTACCGATCTGGGCGCTACTCTGACCCTTGGGGATTGTGTGATGGACTTCTCCGACGGGAAAGCCGTTCGATTCCGGCCCGGACGCAGAGAGGAGTATCGAAGACTCTATATCGAACTCTCCGAAGAGGACTTTGAAGACAGGGGAACCCCTGAGCAGTTCCGCGCATTCCTCAAGGACGTATTCCCGGACGACGAGACCCGGAAGACTGCGACGTACGCCCTTGCCACAATGCTCTCCGGAAATGGTCGGTTCCGAACCTTCCAGCTATGGAACGGGGCAGGGTCCAATGGCAAGTCTACACTCATGGAAGTTATGAAGCGAGTCATTGGGAAGCGGGCCATCACTTACAAGCCGGAGATCCTGCTCAACAAGACCCACACCCAGAGCCTAACTCCAGAGTTAGCTATGTTCCGTGGAGCGCTCGTGGGGTTTGCCTCAGAGACCGAGGAAAGCAAGAGGATATCTCAGGGGCAGGTTAAGGCGCTCACAGGAAATGAGACGATTGTGGCCAACCCAAAGTACAAGGATGTGATCGAGTTCGCGACCACGTTTCAGATCGTGCTGTCCACGAACTACCTGCCGACGTTCAGCGCCCACGATCAGGCGTTCATCGATCGGGTATTGATCCTGCCCTTCTACACGTGCTTCTACAAGACTGAGGAGCAAAAAGAGCGGGCGAAGCGCAGGGGATCGCGGTATTTCCTGCCCGCGAAAGATCCGGACGAACTGGAGCAGGCGATTATTGCAGAGCGGGCGCAAATCCTCTACTACCTCGCCCGGAGATACCAGAACATCAACGGTAGTACCATTCCGGAGAGTGAGGAGTGCCAGCAGGCAAAGGGCCACTACATCGAGGACAACAACGACATTTTCCAGTTCTTCGAGGAGTTCGTGGAAGCCGGGGATGGCTACTTCACGCCTACTAAGGACCTCACCACGTTCTACAACGAGGAGAACAACACGAAGTACTCATCGAAGTTCGTGGTCATGCGCCTGAAGGAATCATTCCCGGATGCGGAGACAACCGCAAAGACTGTAGATGGAAGGTTCACCCGGGGTATCCGGGGTATCCGGCTGAAGCACGGAGCGTATCCCGAGGGGTGGCAGGGAAACTATACACAGGACGAACTGGAGCAGATGAAGATTGACCGAGGAGGTTTTTGATGGCTGTTGACGTTTACTTGGAGGGATATTACACCCAGCGCGGTGAGAAGGACATCTACTTGTTTAGCATGAGGCCGGACCACATGGAGGTGGTCTCATGGGACAAAGATGGGAACCAGTACGAGGTACGCGAGTTTGACGGCGGGGACAAGCAGGTGTTCAGGGCATACATTAACGGGGCTTGGAAGAACGCAGACTTCTAAGTCCTTGCACCAGAAGGAATTAAAAAAAGTGAGAAAGTTCTTGACACTTAGTAAGAAATCGTTTATCCTTATTTCAGGAGGCAAAGATGGTACGAAACTTTGATTTGCTGAACTTTGACGGAGACGCAGACTACAACATCGAGTACGAGATTATCGATGGGGAGATCCAGAACTACACGGTCTCTTACTACGACATTCGGGGCCGGCTGCACGAGGCAGACGGCTACGACCCCAAAGAGATCATTGAACTGATCCGGGAGGACATTCGTGAATCTTGAAATGATCAGAGAAGCAGCCGAGCAGTTGATACTTGACCGGGCCGCTCTCCGCAGAGCAGCAGATCGCGAGATCGACCTCGATACCGAGTTCTACTACACCCTCGAAACACTGGTGAACGGTGAGTGGGAGGACTCGTACTTCAGGCACAATTCGAAGGGTCTTGTGATGAGCTTCGCGTCCCTGTATCACGCCGGGAAGCGATGCAGGATCACACAAGTCAAGCGGATCTACCCGGGCTCCTACAGCGGCACCATCGGGCCAGAGAAGCTATTCACGCCCCACGACGTTTACTGTGGGCTAACGGAGGCAGTATGACCAAGAGACAAGCAGTGATGCTCTACGCAGAGATCACCGGGGAGCCGGATCTCCTGCGGTGTGTGGAGCGGGCATTGAACGTGGACCTTGACACCGATGAGAATGAGCTTCTCCACGATGCGGACACAGTGCAGAAGATGACCGACGAAGCGTACGAACAGGGCAGGGAGGACGAGAGAATATGGAACGAGAGATAGACATCACGATTACGGTGCAGTACACCTACTCACCACCTGAGCCGGATGTGAACGTTCCGGCGAGCATCGACTTCTCGGAGGACGGGGTAGTCGAGGACGTCCTTGACCAGATCAAGGAAAACATCGAAAGGGAGCTTGAAGATGACCGATATTGACCGACTGAGAAACGAGTTCATTGAAGCAATGGCCCGATTGATAGCCCCACCAGCAATGGAAGGCGAAGAACTGCGTGAGGTGATAGGCAATCAAGCCCGCGCCGCTCGTGCGCTGGTGGAGGCACAGAAGGAATACTACGACACCGGGTGGGTGGATCGCAAGGAATGGGCCGACGGTTTCATAGAGATTACACCCCACCGCATCGGATGGTTCACGGCGTATCTATACCCGCGCACAGAGAACGACGTTCGCGTCCGTCGAAATCTACAGGA